TCATCCAGATATATTCTTACACCGCCATATCTAATATAAACCACAAGTCTCTGCTCGCCAGATGTTCTAGGGATGTAGTAACCATCAAATACGCCATTAAAGTATTGACTATATGTTGTGCCGTTTGTTCCAGTAAAAGAGAAATCTGTGATTTCAATTGCCGATGTCACATTGTCTGAGATATCTTTTGATAGGGCAACATAGCTCGGGCTTACAAATGTTTTTAACCCAAGGGCTAAGTCAAGTGGTGACAATTGCTTGTCCAGCGCATCTGCTAATATATCTTTTACATTAGGTTCACCACCAGAAGGCATTCCCCAGAACCTTGCTCTCAGACCACTTCCAGGAATAATGACATTTCCGCTTCTATCAATTGTTTCCTCATTAAAGGAATAGTTAGTAATCGCTCCACGAACTCTTGCTCCAGAGCTGTATTTGTTTAGCTTCTTAACATCGGCACTTGGGAAGTTTGATCTCATTAATAGATTTTTTACAGCATCGCCAACATACGCATTTTGCATGAAGAAACCCGTATTGATCGTTCTCTCAGTCAAGTATTTTGACCAATCATTAAGCGATACAGATACTGACATTGAGGATGAGGTTGACGACCATTCATCAACATAGTATGTTCCAGCAGAGACATATTCAAACAAATCAAATGTTATAGATGTGCCAGACACATGGCTTCTTGCAATAGATCCAGCATAACCTCTTTGTTCAACAACAACTGTTTTATCATTAGATGTTTGAGAGCAAAGAATTATTTCCTCATTCTGTGTTCCTTTTCCGATTATCAAGGTAAAGTAGTTACCAGCACCGCCATCTGGAAAACCAGTAGCGTCTAAAATTGATAGCGTTGTTGATGATGATGAAATATTTGATGTGATGACAGATGAGTAATACTCAGCATTTAGATTGTCTAAATCCTTTTTAACCCTCCAGCCAGTAGCAATATCAACTTTCAAATCTTTCTTCATATATTTACCAAATAATGAAGCGTTATTAAAAATACTAAAATTCTTTTCTGTATTGTCTAAATTAATACTTGCTTTAGCAGTCTCAGAACCACCAATTGGCAAACTGCTTTGATGGATATCTCTCGTTCTAGAAAATTCATAATCAATCACATAATCTGTAATATCTGTTTCATAGACAGGAATCACTTCTTGAATTCTTGCTCTATCTTGAGGGTTCTTTGTTGTGTGAACAGTTACTCTTATTCTTGCAATATTTTGAGATGTTTGCGTTGTCAGAAGATGATCTTGATAGTATGAACCATCCCTAATCTCACCCTCTTCTGAGAATATCAGTGTTGACGCAGCATTGTAAGCTTGAACAAGGTAGTTTGAAATACCACCAAAGAATTCAGATGTTACAATGCGGATACGATTGACTTTTCTTTCTGTAAACACAGCCTGGATATATGGCTCTGTTGAGAACCCATACCCGCTATAAGTAGCATGGGTGTTTGAGTTGCTAACACTATTTGACCACCACCCAAACTCCAGAGAGCTTCCGAGCTGGGTATTGCTTAAATCACTCCCAGTCAATGATGGCATTGCATGATAACTACCATCTGCTGTAATAACCTTACCATTTTTATCTTTCGCCCCAGCAATAGCCCATGTAAAAGATTGTCTTTCTATTCCATTAAATGCCTGAGTTTTATCAAAATAAAACCCAATATTTGGGTATGAAGAGTTTGTATGGTCATCATTTGTAGTGACTGTAAGATTGTCAAGATGTCTACTATCCAGCCATTGAATAACAATTTTTGGCTTTACCCTCTGAGCTGATGAGGTTGAGGCTGTTTCAAAAGAGGTAGATAAAGTCTTGCCATAAATGTCAGTTGTTATCATTATGCCTCCTCTAGCGAAATAGAGCAATCAAAATAGTATACATTATCCACCATATCTCTTCTAATTAAATTTTCAGAAAAGTCTTTAATAAACACATTATAGATAGTTTCTGTATACGGCGTTACACCATCAGAATCTTGATTAATTATTCTTAACTCATGAATATCTGGGTCTAATGATAGTTTTCTAATATAATCTCTTGAGTGTCTTTCATCAACAGTATTTTCCCTAAAGTTCGGAATAAAAGACCAATTTATACTAAATGATTTTTTATCCGCAGATGTTTGATTTTTATAATACCTTGAGCTGTTACCAGCCCAGTTTCTATTCTCAATAAACACAGGCATGGATGATATATTCAAAGTTCTATTTTGATTTGTTAATGGTTTGCCATCAAGCAATAACAATGTTCTTATTGAGCTACTATCAACACCAGTTACAGAGCTAAACTTGACAAACTTAGCGCTGACATTTGTATTTTGCAAGAGAATAATTTTAATTGTTGCAAGAGCAATCCTGCCAGATGTGCTTAGATTTACTGATCCAGAGAGGCTTGCTGATGCAAACTTAACCGTAGTTGCATTTATTGTTGCGTTTGAACTTATTGAAATCTGAGAGGTTGCCTTCAAAATTTCATACGCAGTGACCTGAATATTTGATGTTATATCAATAGCAGACTGAGCCAGCAGTATCTCTGTCCCCGAAGCCGATAGGTTTGAATTGGCAGAAATTGATGAACTAGAGAATGCAATTTTTGTAATATTTGTACTGAGGGATACATCACCAGAAATACTTACTGAACCATCTTGCCTTTCCGTTGCAACAATTACTGTTGCGCCATCAACGGATAGATTTGCTGAAGCGTAGGCTATCTTAGAAGCGCTAATCGCTGAATTAGAACTAGCCGCAATTGCAATGCTTGAAAATATTATTCTATAAGAAGATACAGTTAATGACGAACTAATAGAAATATCAACATTTACATCCGCAGAATCCGCTTGGTAAAAATCAATACCAGAATTTAGTGGATCTGAAAATGAGTATATATTTTCGCCAGCCATTTACGCCTCTCTGAATGAGACCTGAACATTGTAATATGAGCAGTCTGTTTTAATATCTCGCCTAACCAACTCTTCCGAGTATGAATCGGCATAGACATATGTTTCAAATGGTGGTTCATTTGGATCAATGTCAATAGATAGAAGAATCTTCCCTCTATAAGACATTAAAGAAATTAGATAGTCCCTACCGACCCGACCATCAACGGTCTTATCAGTATTGCTTGGAAGATAGAAATAGCTGAGGCTGTATGTGTTTTTTGCCGACTTAATATATCTTTTTTTATTTCCATTATTCATCATCACATCAGCTGAGTTGCTATCAACTGATGTTGATAATGTTCTGCCGTGTTCAGTTATTTCAGTGCCATTGAGTTTTATTACATTGACCAGAGTTGGTAATTGATTTTGAATAACAGGCATTACAGACCCTGATTGATTCCGTTATACGACCTTACAACTCTAGGTTGTACACCAGCCGCTTTTTGATTCTTTGGCAATACATTGACATTGTATTCCTTCATCATTGAATTAAACCACTCTTCTTCACCAATAAAGTTATCAACATAAATATTTGTATTTTGTGTTGACATAGTTACACTTTGACCAGCACTTGGTGCTGAGTTCCTTGGTGCATTAAATCTCATATTGTTAAGATTTTGCAGAGTTGCGGCTCCGATATTCTGCACAGCTTTTGAGCTAATAATGTATTCACCACCATGCAACATGGCTGGGATTGACTGCGACATTGCCTTATCCAAGTAACCACCACGAGCAAAGCTAGGAATCATTCCTCCCATCCATTTTGGACCAGCGCCTGGTTTTAAGGTTGGCAATCTATTTGCTACGGCAATTCTTGCCAGATATGTATCCACAGATCCGTAATACCCAACTGGCTTTACTGCTTTGCTTGGATCAGTTAGACCAGGTGTCCCACCATCACCACTAGCCGCTGCCGCTTGAGCGTCACCAGCAGCTTTTGCTTTAGCCTCAAGCTCAGCCCATTTCTTAATCAAAGGATCAAGCAAGTCCTTCATATTATCAACTTCAGAACCAACACCATCAACTGTCTTTCTAAAGTCATCAATTATTGACTTATTTCCATCCTTGATCGCTTTCTGGTAAACTGTGGTTGGATCAGCATCAGTTACTGCTTTATCAAAGTCAGTTACAAACTTGCTATAAATAGTTGTTGTAATCTCAGTCAAGCCAGTAGACATGTTGTCTTTAAGACCAGTGGTGATTTCTCCAAAGCTATCAACAACGAACTGTTTATTGTCACCCATAACTCCGCCCATATCCATGAGCATTCCAATAGTTGAGCCAATTATTGTGCTATTATCAGCACTTCCTTTTCCAAGACCATATCTTTCAACAGCGACTTTCACCAGGTCATCAAGGTTTGTTGTAAATGCACCAACAACATCATTCGGCATCTTAGAATTAATTGATGATGCAAAGGCATCAAACATCTTTGAGAATTCAATTCCACTATCATTAGCAGTAGTCTTAGCCAACTCTGTAAGAGATGTCATCTGATCAATATAATCTTGCTTTGTTACTGGAGGGAACTTAAGAATTTCTGCAGCAGACTCCCCAAACTTCGTAGCAGTAGTTTCAAAGAACTTGTCTGCTTCTTCTCTTGCAGCAGTAATTGCTGCTTTCAGAGCATCAAGATTTTCTGCAGCAAGATCTTTCTTTCTTGAAGAATCAATTTGACCAATTGACTTTGTACTATCTATTGCATCTTTACGGTCCTGAAGATCAAGCATTCTTGCATCATCAATTCTTCCTTCGTAAATTGCGAGAGCGCGATTTCTAATATAGTTCTGAGACTGGAGCGCTCTTTCCTCAATAGCCTGCCTTCTAGCAGCCTCATACTCCTTTGTCTTTGTAAGAGATTCTTCTGCCTTAGCAAGCTTGTCAAGAGTATCAATTTGTGAATCATAGACACCAAGAGCAGCATCTCTTTGCTTCTTCAATGCTTCTTCAAGATTTTTTTGCAATTTACCAAGAGCATTAGACATTTCACCCATAACATAATCTTGAAGTTTTTGAGCCAAATCTTTCATGGCATCTTTATACGCACCCTTTACAGCATCTTTAATATTCTCAGCAAGACCTTCACCAGTACTATTGGTTATTGCTTCATTTGCAACTTCACCAATAGCATTTCCACCATCTTCAGCATCTTTTTTAGAATCATTGAGAGCCTTGCCAACAGACTTACCAATTCCTTTTGAAGTCAGAGCATCTAGACCTTTATTTGCCATCTTACCAGCTGCATCAAGCAGACCGTTTACGGCACCAGTTCCTGCGTCAACAAGACCGAACATTCCGTCAACAACGGCATTAATTCCATTACCAACAGTCTTAAACATTCCTCCAATACCAGGAATTTTGCCAAGGAATGTAAATATCTTAGCTACAGCTTTTGGAATAAGTGTAAAGTATGTAAGAACTGCTTTAACACCAAGACCAAAGAGACTTACAAAACCTTTCATACCAGCAATCACAATATTTATAACAAGCTTTAGCGCAAAGCCAATTGCTGAAACAAGATAGCCAGCAGCCTTACCCCATTCACCTTGGAATATAGATACAACTGCAGCTACAACATTAGCAATGGAATAGAATATTGGCTGAATAACTTGAACAACAACTGCTTTGATGAAATTAGCTGTTTTTTCAACAACAGACATTAAAGCCGTAAATGCTTTACCTATACCCTCGGCTGCGCTAGATCCCTGCTCACTACCAGAACCAAATGCAGCAAACAAATCAATTACTGGTCTAATCAATTCACCCAGAGTATCTTTCAAAATCTTAAGAACTCTCTTGAGCGCAAACATTCCCTTCTCACCAGTTTTCTTAAATGATTCAAAGTTTCTCATTACAGTAACAACAAGGACTGCAATAGTTCCAAGAATAAGCCCTACTCCAAGACCAGCAAATCCAAATTTCATTAACCCAATTAATTTCTTTGCCTTACCAGATTCAGATGTAAATCCCTTAACAGCTGCTGAGATCTTTTTAAATGTGTTAGGAGCGGAGCCATCAATTGCTTTAAACTCTTCCTTAAGACCTTGAACTCCTAGTTTTGCACCCATCATCGGGTTACTATCCATTACTGCTCCAAAAGCTTTCTTTACTCCACCTGTAGCGACACCGCCAAGTTCTTTAACAGATCTTGGTCTTGGGATAAGTTGCTTAAGTCTTAAGCCAGTCTTTTCTCCAAAAGCTTCTTTACCCAAACCTAGTTTTGTAAGCGTTGCTCCAAAACCACCCTTGGTAAGTTTCGCTGCTTGAATGTCGCTAATATCTCTTCCACTAAACATCCTCTGGGCAAACAGTTTGCCTCCAGAATCTTTTTCTAATCTTGATGTAATACCAGCCTGCTCAAACAATCTTGTCTTTAGCGACTTTCTTCCGCCCGTATAAAGGGATGGATCAAAATCTGGACCCTTTGGTTTGAATGGACCCATTAATGAGCGCTTATACTCATCTCTTGCAGCAATACCTCTTGCCTTGAGTTCTTTTCGTGATAATTCGTATTCAGCAACTCTTAGGTCAAACACATCTTTCTCTATCTTGTACCTAGCAGCCGAACTCTTTTTTGAAAGATCACTAAGTTTCTTTTGAAGATCAAGTTGAATTTTTGATGCATTTAATGGACCAGCTGGAACTCCAACTGCAGGAACCGCTCTTTGACCAAGACCAAAAATTTCTTTACCTTTTTTACTAAGAGCGTCATAGAGTTTTGGATCTCTCATTGCCTTGACAGCAGCATCAATATCGTGCTTATAATAACCCATTGATTTTGCAAGAGCTTTTCTTTGTGAATCAACCATTGCCGCTGTAACGCCTGGTAGTTTTGCTCCAGCCATTACTGGCATTTCTGATGCTAATGGTTTGGTTATTAATTTACTAAATTTAGCACTAGATGCTAATGCTTCATCGGCTGCACTCATTGCGCCAAATCCACCACGACCAGCCTTGCCTAAAGTAATAGCACCGCCTGGTCCATCAAAGAGACTTTTTTTATTTATAAATGATGCATATGCAGAGTTAAAACTATCAGTAAATTTTCTAGAAGCGTCACCAGAAACTCTTCCAAATCCTCTGATGGTTTCTGTTAAACCAATAAAACCACCATCCATCTTTTTTAGGTCTGGAAGGAATTTGAACACTCCTCTCATCGCAATCCCAGTCACGGAGCTTAAAGTACCAAAGGCAAGAATCAATGGACCAATAGCGGCAAGAGCACCCATCAAGGAAAGAATAAATATAGATATAGTTTTCTTTGTTGAATCAGACAGGTTATTCCATCTTGTAATCAAATTACTTGTTATATCAGCAATCTTTTCAAGAGCAGGTCTCATACCCTTGATTAGATCAGCAGCAAATAGCTTAAAATTATTTTTAATTTTTGCAACAGTAATGTCAAGAGATTTTAATGAAGCATCCAACTCTCTTTGTGCCAACACAGATGCGCTTGCAGAACCAGCAAGCTCAACAATCATTGAACGACCAGCTTCAGTGCTGATCTCAGACATGATGTCACGACCTTCTCTGTTAGCTTTTAATATTTCATCAGCAACAGCTTTTCTAGCAGCGTTAGCGTCTTTAATATCTTTTGCAGTAACAACACCAAAATTTTCAACCTGTTGACCAACTTGTGCCGTTGCTACTCTTGCAACAATTCCAATGTCGGTAAAATTCTTAATAGCTAGCTTAGAGCTATTACTTGCTCCGTTAGCAAGGTTAACAAGTGTCTTAGCTACGCTTTGACCTAAAGGATCTGCTTTTACCAATTCATCATTAAACTGAGCGAGCTGCTGAATAGCAATCGTCATTCTTGGTCCCTGACGGACACCGAAAATTTTTGCCATCATTTGTAGTGCGCCTTCCATGCCCGCAGAAGAATCCCTTACAGCGGTGAAAGATTCAACAATTCCCAGCAAACCAGTAAGACCAGATCTTGTTGCATTATTAAATGCTTGCGATCCCTGAGTGGTATTTTTGTAGGACTCAGAGAGAGAGGCGAGCATTTCAGCATTAGCTTTTGTCGGAGCAACCAATCTTTGCAAAGATACTTTAATAGCGTTAGCTGAAGCACCAACTTCAAGACCAGCGGCTTTCATTGGCGCTAGCATTGCAGCAGCCTCTGTCATTGACAAACCAAATGTTGTTGCCATTGATGCAACTTCTGGGAATGCATCGCCCAGGTCACGCATTGTCAATGCTGTAGTGTTTTCAATTGCGTTAAACAATTGGAGCTGAGCAGTTGCTGCACTAATAGCAGCCGCTTCTTTTGCAGCCGCATTCTCAAACGCTCTTCCAGCCTGATCAAAGGCTCTTACAGACTGGAAGTAAAGTGCCTGAACCAGGTCTTGAGATTGTGATATATCCATACCACCGAGCTTTTCGGTTGCTGCTGTTAAGTTAGTAATAGCGGCAACGCTTTCTTTAGCACCGAGACCTAATTCAGCAAAGTCTGCTGCAAGACCAACGGTTAGCGACTTAGCAAGTCCATATTTAGCGCTAACATCAGTCAATGCCTTGTCTAAGAACTCATAGTTTTGAGTTAATTCCTTGACGAGTTCTGAATCTGCTGATTGACCAGTTTTAGCCATTGCTTGCTCAATAGACATAGCAACGCCATCCATAACCTTTGTTAGACGAATTGCTTCTCTATCAATATCTATTAAAGCCTTGAGACCAAAACGAGCCATCAATGAAAATGGCGCTGTAAGGTTGATCATCAAGCTTCTACCAACGAACTGAGCGTCTTTACCAAGCTTCTTTAAACCCAACCCGATATTTTGCATGTCAGAACTAAATGCCCTGAGTTTTGCATTTTTTAATGCGTTAGATAGTTCTTTTAGCTGAGATATTGATCTAGGATTTATAAACTCAGTTGCACCGCCCGCTTTCATTGCGGCTTGCATTGCCTTAATGTCACGAGTAAGTTTTTTGGTTTCAGCACCAAGAATTTGCTGATTAGCTTTAAGTTGTCTTAGAGATGTAGCGTGTTCTCTAGCACCCCTAGATCCAACACCAAGAGCTTTATTGAGAGCCCTGGTATGAGCATCCATCTTTGCCATTGGCACAAATACACCATTGATTGATGTATTTAACTGTCGCAAAGAAGCACTAAGATCAGTTACCTGCTTAATGCCATCGGTATGTACCGCAATAATTAGATCTATATCAGCCATAGTTGTACCAATATAATTATCACATTATATGGAGAAAAAAGCAATAAATTAAATGCCTGACTCATAGCCAAGCCCAATCGCCATCTGAGGAATATCCCAGGCTCTGATGACATCTTCTGCTTTACGAGAAGGTTCTGGGTCGTACCAATCGTCATCCCAGTCAACTTCTCCTCCAAATGCAATCGCACTACCTTTCACATCTTTTGAGAAATGATATGCGCATGCACGATAAAGTAAAAACATCTCATGAAGGATTAAAGAGTCTTCCAACTCCTCTAGGCTTTTCCAAGCACCAACTTGAGTTAATATTTCTGCTTCATACTTTAATAAGGGGATTTCATCCCAAACGAAGGGCTCATCGCCCCCATCCCCTACGCTAGGTTTGGGTCTGTACCCATTGCTGCAGCCATAATTTCACCGAAGCAACGGAGGTCAAGAGCGTCTTCTAATGCAGA